AAATATTTTTAGATAATTCTGGACTTGTAGGAGAATAAAGATGCCACTTAATTTAGCATCTCCTGGAATTTTAATAAGAGAGGTTGATTTAACTGTTGGAAGAATAGATCCAGTATCAGCTTCCGTAGGTGCGATTGCTGCACCATTTGCAAAAGGCCCTGTAGATGAACCAACTTTAATTGAAAATGAAAATGATTTACTGAATACTTTCGGAAAACCATATTCCACAGATAAGCATTATGAGCACTGGATGGTTGCTTCTTCTTATCTGGCATATGGTGGAACACTTCAAACTGTTAGAGTTGATAGTAACAAATTATGGAATGCTGCTTCAGGAATTACATCAATTAAAGTAAAAAGTTTACAGCATTACACTGAATTAGGATACCTTGATAATCCAATTGAAGACATTACTGTACTTGCTCAAAATCCAGGATCTTGGGCAAACGGAATAAAAGTTTCTATCATTGATGCAAAGGCAGATCAAATTTTAACAGTTGATAGTACTTCAGGATTGTCTTTAGGAAATGGTGTAACTCAACCAATAACATCAATATTACCTGGAAATGGTTCTACAACTACGCTTGATGGATATTTGAAGGGAATTGTTACTGAAATAGATTCTGATAATAATAAAGTTGGTGTAAAAGTTCTTTCTCATGTTTCTGCAGCAGGAACAGTAACTGATGTAGATTATCAACCTCTTGGTGTTTATCGTCTTGGAACAACAGCAACTACTTTTGTTGGAACTGGTGCAGGTTCAACATCTGTTAATGTAACTAGAGGTTCTCTTGATAGTATTGTAAATACAACAATTAATGCAGGTACTCCAGTTTCATCATATTATTTAAATTCTACTATAGAAATTGATAATGCAGGTGGAATAGCACTAGAAGATGATGCAACTACAATTGGTATTGTTACTACAGGAATATCAGTAGGAGCAAACCAATTTTTACTGATTGGAAATGAATTTATTTCTCTTGCTAGTGCAACCATTGGATCTGGACAAATTACAGGAGTTACAAGAGGTTCTGAATCCACTATACCAGCGGAACATAATGATGGAGCATCTGTCAGGTATTTAACAAAAACTGTTGGTGTTGCTACCGTAACTGAATACATTTCATCACCAACTGCAACAAATGTTGGACTTACAACAAGTTTAACTCCAACACAACTTGCATTGAAAGTAAATGCTGGTGGGTATGTTGGCATTGGTGGAGAATTTATGGAGGTAACAAGTTTGTTATCTGGAAATTCTGCACAAAAAACTCCATCTGCTGTTGTTGATTGGTTTGATCAACAAAAGATTACTCTATCATCTAAAACACAAATTTCTTGGAACTCATTAGCACCAAGACCAGGTACATCTGAATTTGCTGCAGAAAGAAATTCAAGATTTGATGAATTACATATTGTAGTAATTGATGATGGAGGAACAATTACCGGGAATTCTGGAACTATATTAGAGAAGCATGTAGGTCTTTCAAAGGCAAAGGATGCTCTCTATTCTTCAGGTAGTCCTTCTTACTGGAGAAAGTATTTAACTAGCGCATCGCAATACATCTTTGCTGGTTCTGCACCTGCAGGTATAGTTACAACTGGTTTTGTTGAAAACTATACTTTAGCAACAGATATAGGTTGGGATCAAGAAGCACAAGATATTATTTTTGCTGGTGGTGGTGCTTTAGATCTGTCACTTAGTGGTGGAAAGAATTATGATGGTAACACTACTATTGATAACTCTGGTTCTTTATCAGTTACAGTTGGTGAAGTTGCCAGTGGATATAATGCTTTCTTAAATGAAGAAGAAACTGATATTGATTTTCTTCTTATGGGATCTGCAGGTTATGCCAAAGAAGATGCACAGGCGCTTGCATATAAATTGATTGCAATTGCAGAATCTAGAAAAGATACAATTGCATTTATTTCACCTTATAGAGGTGCAGCAATTACTGACACTTCATCACAAACGGCACAGACAATTAGAAATATTGACACAATTACAGAAAATGTAATTAGTTTTTATGCTCCTGTTACTTCATCGACATATGCAGTTTTTGATAGTGGATATAAGTACATGTATGATAGATTTAATAATACATTTAGATATGTTCCATTAAATGGTGATATTGCTGGTTGTTGTGCAAGAAATGATATTAATAACTTCCCATGGTATTCTCCAGCAGGAACTGCCAGAGGAGCAATCTTAAATGCAGTTAAACTTGCATATAATCCAGGAAAAATTCAAAGAGATCGTCTCTACACAAATAGAATCAATCCTGTAATTTTATCACCTGGAGATGGAATTATTCTCTTTGGAGATAAAACTGGATATGGTAAAGCGTCTGCATTTGATCGAATTAACGTTCGTAGATTGTTTGTTTATCTTGAAAATGCAATTTCTGCAGCAGCAAAAGATCAACTCTTTGAGTTCAACGATGAACTAACCAGAACAAACTTTGTTAATATTATTGAACCATTCTTAAGAGATGTACAATCTAAGAGAGGTATATATGATTATATTGTAGTCTGCGACGAAACCAATAATACTCCTGCTATTATTGATGCCAACGAGTTTGTTGCAGATATTTACATTAAACCAGCGAAGTCAATCAACTTCATTGGTCTGACCTTCATTGCCACCAGAACTGGTGTTGCTTTTGAAGAAGTAATCGGCAATTTCTAATTTAGAGGTTAAATCAAATGGCAACAAGAACACAGTTTAATCCACCTCCTCTTAGAAAAATTACTGACTTCAAAAGTCAGTTAACTGGAGGTGGTGCAAGAAGTAATCTTTTCGAAGTTGTAATTTCTTTCCCAGATCTTGCGAAAGTTGAAAATGCAGTTTTAGAAAAATCTAGATTTTTAATTAAGGCTGCCAATTTACCAGCATCTCAAGTTGCAATGATTGATGTACCTTTTAGAGGTCGTACATTAAAAGTTGCTGGTGATAGATCTTTCGAAAGTTGGACTATTACAATTGTTAATGATACTGATTTCGGTATCCGTTCAGCATTTGAAAATTGGGTCAATAAGATCAATAGAGTTTCTGATGGAACTGGTGCGACAGATCCAGCTTCTTATACTGCAGATGCATTTGTCTACCAATTAGACCGTGATGGAAAGACTTTAAGAGCTTATCATTTATATGATTTATTCCCAACTTCAGTTGCAGCAATTCCAGTGTCTGCAGATAATGCAAACATACAGGAATTTACCGTAGAACTTCAAGTTCTTTGGTGGGAAGCACTTAAAGGTAATTCACCAATTTCAGGTGGAGTAGATATTAACTAATAAATAGTACATACTAAGCAGTTAAATTTATAAAATGGCAAAACTTTTTGGTTTTTCAATTGAGGACGGTGAAAAAAAATCTAATTCTATAATATCCCCCGTTCCTCCTTCAAATGAGGACGGGGTTGATCATTATATACAAAGTGGATTTTATGGGCAATATGTAGATATTGAAGGTGTTTATAGAACAGAATTTGATTTACTTAAAAGATATAGAGAAATGGCACTTCACCCAGAGTGCGATAATGCAATAGAGGATATTGTAAATGAAGCTCTTGTGAGTGATTTGTATGATTCTCCAGTTGAAATAGAACTTTCAAATTTAAATGCCAGTGATAGATTAAAAGATATTATACGCAAAGAATTTAAATCTATCAAAGAAATGATGGACTTTGATAGAAAGTGTCATGAAATTTTTAGAAATTGGTACATTGATGGTAGATTATTTTATTTAAAAGTTATCGATGTAAAAAGACCTGAAGATGGGATACAAGAAATAAGATATATTGATCCCATGAAAATGAAGCATATCAAACAAGAAAAGAAAAATAATAAAAAAACAGTAAGACTACCTAACGATCAAGAAGATATCAAGTTCCCAGAGACTGAAGAGTATTTTATATACACACCATCTCCAAATTTTCCATTAACGTCATTTAATAGCAGACCTCAAAAAGGTATTAAAATAACAAAAGACTCAATTACATATTGCACTTCTGGTTTAGTTGATAGAAATAAAGGTACTATTTTATCATATCTTCATAAAGCAATTAAATCACTCAATCAACTTAGAATGATTGAAGATTCTCTCGTTATTTACAGATTATCAAGAGCACCAGAACGTCGTATTTTTTATATTGATGTTGGAAATTTACCTAAAGTAAAGGCTGAACAATATCTTAAGGAGGTAATGAGTCGTTATCGTAATAAACTTGTTTATGATGCCAATACTGGAGAAGTGCGTGACGATCGTAAGTTTATGAGTATGCTTGAAGATTTTTGGTTACCAAGAAGAGAAGGTGGAAGAGGAACTGAAATTACAACTTTACCTGGTGGTCAAAATCTTGGAGAATTATCGGACGTTAACTATTTTCAAAAGAAACTTTATAGATCATTAAATGTCCCAGAATCAAGAATTACTGGTGATACTGGATTTAATTTAGGAAGATCATCAGAAATTCTTAGAGACGAATTAAAATTTGCAAAGTTTGTAGGAAGACTTAGAAAAAGATTTGCAAGCATGTTTAATGATATGCTTCGCACTCAATTATT